TATTCGTGGATAGAATACGAGAGAACCACGGTAAAGGCAGTATATGATGAGAACGGAGACGAGGACAAAGAGGCGGTCCGGTTACTTAATAAGATGTTGAACTAATACGAATCCCAATATGACACTGATTTTATCGCTTATCATGGCTTTTTGCTGGCTCGGTGATGCACTCAAAGGAGGCGGCAATATTCGTTAATCAAACAATAACAGAACGATGAAAAGAAACGATTTACAAACGATTATGCGGCGGGCGTGGACGTTGTTCCGCTCGACGGGGAAAGCCTTCGCCGTGTGCCTTTCGAAGGCGTGGGCACTTTACCGATTGACGAAGCGGATGCGGGCCGGGGTGGTCCGGTTCGCATACGAGAAAGCGGACGGCACACTGCGCAAGGCGGCGGGCACGCTGCACGATGTTGAATCTACCATCAAAGGGACGGGGCGCCCCGATGACGGCCAGACGGTCAGGTATTACGACGTCGAGGCGGGCGGCTGGCGCTCGTTCAAGGTGGAGAATTTCGTAACGGTGTATTAAAAACCGCCCCAGCCCTTGCGGTTTCAAAAATAAGGGCTATATTTGCAATATCCTAAATCTAATGCTATGAATTATTTCTATCCACAATTTGCCGTCTATGGTGCGGGTAGCGGAAACGCCCCGGCGCTTGCATTAGAGCGTAGGACACCTTACGACGGCTTTTTTATTTATCCTAAATCTAATGTTACACTCTCAGAAACAGGGTACGCCCGTACCCGTCGTCTCCGTCGCATCTGACGGAACCCCTCGCCCCTCAATGGGCGATATTCAAATTCTCCCGATTAGCGACAACACCCGTAAATGGCTGTCTGTACTCGACAATGCGAAATCGTTGCGCGCGGCTTTTGTCGAAACAGTGGAATCCGACCCGCGTGGTGTCATTGACTGTCGCAATGAAGTGTTAGGCCCTCTTGACGTGGTAATTTCCACGTTGGAGGATCATTACCTGAGTTATTCTCTGCTGTGCGATTTAGACAGAATTGCAACCCCTCAAACAGCTAACGATCATGATGCAGAATAAACCCGTCGACAACCTTGCTAATATCCAGATTTACCGCGACGAGATTCACAGTGCGGCGGGGCAAGCGCCCGAAATCATTTATTACCTCGGGTGGGGCGAAGCTGATGTGCTTCAAGGCGATCCCCTTACTTTCGAGGAGTTGAAAGCCCTTCACGCCCTTATGGGGCGCGTAATCGAACAGAATACGACAACCAAATAACGACTAAGACGATGACAGATATAAAACTGATGAAAACGAACGACTACCGTCTGCACGGCGACACCGAAAAGTGGTCCATATCGCTGGGAGGCGATGATTTCGTCGATATGGACGAGCGGGACCTCATCCGCTTGCGGGACATGATAAATGAAGTATTATCCACTTTCAAAACCGAATCATTATGAAAACACGGTTTCGGAACTGGGACGGCGATTGCTTCGAGTTGTCCGGTTGGAGTTGTGTTGTAAGCCTGATATTCGCAGTCGGATGTTGCGCGCTCGCAGCTCTCTCGCTAAATGACGTGGTAAGCTTGAGGTTCGCTCATCCTTCATTGATGGATGAACTTCCTTTTGGTAAAGTCTTGACACTTTGCTTTGCTGCTTTCTTTATGGGATTCTGCGCTTTTGTTAATGCAGCTATTTTTTATGCAAACTTAAAGGACGCTTTTATCGGCATTTACAATTCAATATTCAAGAAACAAACCTATAAATTCAGAAAATAATATGGATAAGATGATGATTTTCCCCGAAGTGAATACACAAGAGTTCGATTTCGACACGATGTTTGACGACAACTCATATCGCACGATGTGCGGTTTGCCCGTCAAGATCGACAAAGTGCTGCGCGATGTAACCAAGACTACCGTGTTGGGCGTGAGCGGTACAATGGTCGTAAGAGGTGTAAAGATACGAGGCGTTTGGGATCCATATGGTAATATCATGGAGTGCCGAAAGACACTTCAGTTGACCTCTCCCCGATGCTTGCTGGCCAATATCAACAACATCTTCTCCGATACTACCGAGGCAATGTTTCAGTTGGTAAGTGTTACGAACCCGCAATCCAAAGGTTGATCTATGAACAAGCAAGTATATGTATCGAAACGCAGCGATTTATCGCTGATCGGAGCGGCTTTCGAGGCGGCGGGCTTCCGTTGTGTCCGCATCCGCACCGAATGCGAGGCAGAACACCGAACCAAAGGCGGCGATCCCCGCCGGCACGGAATACTGATTCTCGACGGCGACCGGGTGATATTGGAGGTATTGCGGTCGAGACCGACTAAAAAAGATAATCAACTCACAATCCCGCCTCAATCATGAACCGAGAGAACGACATACTAAACCGCACCCGCTTTTTGATTCAAGGGCTGAAAGATTATACCGATGCCCGAGTAGATGAAGCGGCCGAAGAGGCTGTTAGGCGGGTAATCAAAAAGTCGATAAAGAACTGTCTAAAAATGGCAGGATTGACGGCATTAGCGATTCTTATGTTTTTTGGCTTTATCGGTCTTGCATTCGTCAGTTTTTATATTATGAACTCGGATGCGCCAATCTCTATAATAGCTTACCAATGTGTAGTTATATCAACTTGGGTTATAGGGGTTAGTTGGATGATGTTAAGTTTGATAGAGAGCGAAGAATAAACCCGCTTACGGGTGTAAATACAACCTCACTCAAAATGTCGATAAATTGTTGAAAAATAACATATAAAAAACGACACAACACTTGCATAATCTGCCGAACGTTGCGACGTTTGCAGTGTATTTGCAAAAATAGTTTTTGCGATAAAAATGGACGTTATGACAGAAATAATCGTAACTACGCCCGATCAGTTGCAGACAACTATCGAGGCAGCCGTGTCGAAAGCCTTTGAAGCCTACACCAAGAAAAACACGGTACCGGAAAACATCGAAAATGACAATCTTACTATTGAGGAGGCGGCCGCGTTCTTGAACGATAACGGCTGTAAAATCTCGGTTCAAACCATATACACCAAAAAGTCTCAGGGCGAAATCCCATACCGGAAAATAGGGCCGCGTCTTGTTTTCTCGAAAAAGGAGCTTTTGACGTGGCTGGAACGGCAAACGACCTCTTCTGTAAGGATACAAGCCGAAAGTGCGTCAGACCTTGCGAAAAGTGCCAAAAATCAAGATTGAGGATATGACGGAGGTGGAAAAAGTTCCTGCAACTCGCAGCGAGTGTGCAGGGACGCCGGCTATCAACCGACGTACAGTGGAAGATATGCAACAGAAAGAAAAGCCGAATTTTTTGTATTACACAGATTGGGCGGAGCAGTTATTAACGTTTCCAGCGGATTTGCGACTTAAAATCGACGATGCAGTAAAACGCTATGTGCTCTACGGAGAAGAACCGACCGATAGGGAGGTGTTATATTCGATGTTTGGCCTTATGCGCACTCAAATAGACCGCGACAGGGCCAAATATGCGGATGTATGCAATAAAAATTCCGAAAATGCAAACAAACGTTGGCGAACCGAGCGGATGCGGTCGCATACAAGCGGATGCGGTCGCATACGATCGAATGCGGTGGATGCCGATAATGATAATGATAATGATGATGAGAATATAAAGAAACTCTCTAACGAGAGTAAAGAAAGCGCGGACAAGCCGCGCCGAGGGACTACCAAACGCGCGGCGTTTGTCGTCCCCGCGCTCGAAATAGTCAAAGATTATTTTTCGAAGATTCACGGAACGGATACGGATGCGGAAAGTTTCTACGACCATTTCGAGGCGAACGGCTGGCAAGTGTCCGGTAAATCCCCGATGAAGAACTGGCAAGCCGCCGCGCGGAATTGGATACGCCGTAAATCCGAATTTAACAAACCCGCAAACACTCCAAACCATGAAACGCGAAAATACAATTTCCTGTAACCGCTCCGGCGATTTGACGCTCCCGGAATCGCCCGAACTCGAAAGAGCCGTTTTGGGCGCTTTGATTCTCGAACCGGAGTACTTGTCCGACGTGGCGGAGATCGTCGAAATTTCGGCGTTCTACGCCCCGAAAAACGGCAGAATCTACGAGGTGATGCGGGCGATGTATGACAAAGACGAGAAAATCGACCTCTACACGCTTGCGCAGCGCTGCAAACAATTCCCCGAGATCGACAACCCGGCCGCCTATCTTGCCTCTCTTACGTCGGCCGTGGGTTCCGGGGTGAACGTTTTGGACCACGCCCGGCAACTTAACGATACGGCTATTCGCCGCCGGTTGGCTGTTTTCGGTTATGAGCTTGCCGTCCGAGCCTCTTCCGATCCCGACGGTATCCTCGATTGGGCGACAACGGAGATAACGACTATTGCGGCCACAGCAGCACACGCCGACGAAATTGCGCCGCTTTCAGAGGTCGTGCGGAAAACTATCGACAACCTCGAACGGCGACAACGGGCTGTGCAGGCCGGAGAATGCATCGGGATTCCTACGGGCTTGCAGCGCCTCGATGCCCTTACGGGCGGATGGAGGGGTGGCCAGCTTATCGTGCTGGCCGGGCGTCCGGGTATGGGTAAATCGGCCGTAATGCTTCACTTCGCCCGGGCCGCTGCTGCTGCCGGGATTCCGGTGTGTATATTTTCGTTGGAAATGCCCGCAGAGCAGTTGGCCGGGCGTATGTTGGTCGGCGATTCCGGCATAGCCCCGACGGCATTCCGCACGGGCAATGTTGACGGGCCGGGGTGGTCGCGTCTCGAACAGGCCGGCGCGAACCTTTCGGCGATGCCGGTTTACCTCAACGACCGGGCGAACATTTCGATGAACTCGATCCGCTCGCAATGCAAGGCGATGCACCGCCGGGGACGGTGCGGGATGGTCGTTATCGACTACCTCCAGCTCGTCGATACCGCAATGCGCAACCCGAACACCAACCGCGAGCGTGAGATCGCCGCCGCCAGCCGGGCGGCAAAGCTGCTCGCAAAGGAACTCGATGTGCCGGTTATCCTGCTGTCGCAACTCTCCCGCAAGGTCGAGGAACAACGGGACGACAAAACGCCGAAATTGTCCCACCTCCGGGAATCGGGAGCGATCGAACAGGATGCCGATATGGTAATTTTCATAGATCGCCCGGCGGTGTATGGTGCCGAAACCATCGAGGCGGGAAAATACGGGTCTATTTCCTCCGCGGGGGTCGGGGTGCTACATATCGCTAAGAACCGCGAGGGCGCGACAGGTGATATTTGCTTCCGGCATAATGAGAGCTTGACCCGCATAACCGACTACGAAGGCGGGGCGGCCGTGGCCGACGATGAGCCGTTTTAACAAACCTTTTTGATTTCAGCGCATGAAAACACCCGGGTGGAACAAGTGCCCACAACAGGAAAGATAATCGAAAAAATATGAAAACGGATAGCAGACAAAGCAAATTTTGCCCGCCATTGCGGGACGAGTTTACGAAGTACGGCGACAAGTTTGTGAAAATCGCCCACAACGAGGCCAACGGTATGTACTGTTACAGGCGGACCACCTCCGAAGGGCTGACCTATTACGAGGTGTTCAAAGCACCCAAAGCCAGAGACAGGGACGGGAATCTATACGCATATTACCCGACGAGTTCACAATTCGGTTTTGGCACGGCCCTCTGTATTCGGGGTGATGATAAGCGAACCGCAGATAAAATCGCATTCTACATATCGAACGCATTCGATGCGGGCAGATACCGTGCATCATAAACGCTTTGTGAAAACAACCGATATTCAACAGAAAAACAACTGTTTTAATAATCAAAATCTATGACACACGACCTGAAAAAAAATGGAAAAGAGCAACCGGCGGGCAAACCTAAAGAGGTTGAAAACCTTAACGGCATTGGATTAAAACTCGACCGGGCGCGAACCACGATCACTGATTGTTGCGGCGAGCACAAGGGCGACGATGAAATTATTTTGTACGTTCCGGACTGTTCCGAATACGACACGGATTTCATACAGGGTGATTGTGCTATGTTGCATTTCAGCCCGAAACAGGCTAAAGTATTGGCCCGTAAACTTTGGAGGCTTGCAGCTTCGACACATGAAAAAAGGCAAACTATACAAGTTGAACACACATAAAAAGCACAAACCTTACAAAATGGACACTATAAAAAAGAACCGAGGCAAAAAGCCGACAATCGATATTTTCCGCGAGGTATGCGAAGCAAAGGCGGGTATCGCAGGCGACATCGCCGCCGCATTGAACATCCGGCGATCTACACTATACGGGTGGCTTAAAAATGACCCCGAGTTTAGCGCAGTATTCGATGAAGCACGGGAGAAAATACTCGATATGGCAGAAAACCGTTTGCGGACGCTGATTCAAGGCGTCCCGAAATTTGAAATAGATGATCACGGCGAAAAGCAGTTCGCGGGTTGGATCGAAAAGCCATCCGAAACAGCGATCATCTTTACGCTAAAGACACGGGGCAAGAAGCGCGGATATGTGGAGCGACAGGAAATAACAGGCGCGAACGGGGCGGATATTCTACCGCCGCGTACACTAACGCCGGAAGAAGCCCGGGAATACTTAATGAAACTTGAAAGCGAATATTAATACACGAAAACATGGAATCAATCAAAAAACAAGGATTAAAGGATTTAATATCCATACACGAACAGGTGTTGCCCACGCTATCGGCTGCGGTCGAACAACTCAGGAGCTCCGGATTGGAGATTGCCGACAATGTGATTAAAGACCTTGCCGATAATCAATGTGCGGAAACCAAAAGTGCCGCCGACAGGCTCGCACGAGAGGATAGCAAAAAGATACGAATCCCGTATATGCGCGACAAGGCGATTAAGGAAGCGTATGCGCATTTACAGGGAGTTATCGAAGATTCTGCAAAAGTCGTTCAGCGAGCGGTTAGATATGGGACAACGAATCCGCTTGAACTCGATGCGTTTGCAATCAATGAACACGCCGTCGTATTATCGGATACGTGGATCAAAGAAAAAGAGAATGAATACACTATCGCCGCAACAGAAAAACGCGGGCGGGCGATGGCTCTTTGTGAGGCCGTGAAACAGGCTATCGACAACCTCAACGCATTTGCGTCCGAACATAAATACATTCATACAGGAATCGGCGCCGAGGGCGGCGGGTATCGAAATTTGTTATATCTGACCGAGGACGGAAAGGTGTCCAACGTCAATCTTGAGGCACTTGAATATATCGAATAATACGATTATGGAACACGTGGAAAAATACGATGCCGGCACTGACGAAGAAGCGAAACGCGCAGCAATGGAATGGGCGGAAAAATTGCCCGATTACGACGGACGCCCGCAACATAAAGCAATAACAGACAAGCCGGATTTATTTCCTAAGATCACAGATGAACAGTTACGAGAATGCGCGCTTAAATGGGCCGGGACGCAACCCGATAAAACGGCAAAAAACGGTTGAAAATAGAAAGGGTGCCCCAACGGCCACCCCTCCCCGATTCTTTGATTCTCGACCAATCAAAGATACGAAAAATTCGGGGATATGGACGAACGACCAATCAAACGGAGAGGCGGCCGGCGTGATGATATTGCATCCGAGGGCGTACAGACGTTCAATATGACAGCGGCGGAATTATGTGAACATCTCCGCCGAATGACGCTGAAAAGTGCCGCATATTGCAAACGGTATGAGCGTCGTCGGTGGGGAGGGGAATATGAATGAAAGGAGGCGGGAAACACCGCCTTTTTTCATGCCCAAATACAAGCGGAATATTACCCTAAAAAAGTCATATATTCGAACTTTGTATGCAAATTATATGTGCAATAGAATGTGTTTAGAGCTAATAAGTGCATATATATTGTTGATAAATAGTATATTATGTTGGTATATGAAAAATTATTATATATGCGCGAATAGCGATCGTAAAATCCCCGTAATACGATTTGAAAACGATAGAAGATAGAATATTCGAAAGAGCTGGCGTAGTCATCGTCGGGGACCATTCGATAAGTTCTGTCCGGGCTTTGAGCTCATTTTCAACATCCGATTTTGTGCGTAAGGTTGCAATAGCTATGATTTCGGCGACTTCGTGCGGCTTGTCGGCACAAATTCGCCACATTTTCATCACATCGTTTTCGGCATTTCCAGAAAGCGCCATGTCAAGGTTGATAAGACGGCGGCTTATCATAGCCAGTCGCCCCAGTTGAAGTGGATAAAGATGGAGTTCAGCCTCATGGCCATCCTTATCTTCAAGCGTGAAGGATTCGTAGTTTTCTGTCAATGCATCGAGCGCACGTTTATCAACGAGAGTTTGTTCGTCCATTTTATTGAAATATTTGTTCCCGCCCGCAGTCTTGCTCCGCGATGTAAGTCGTCAGCTTTCCGGCGGGATGAAGAGGATTCAGAGCCCTTTGCTTTTGAGGGCCGAAGCTTCAGTATATTCAGGGGTAGCAATCGGCCACCAAGCGACGCCGCCCTGATCGGGGGCCAATACATCGGCAGAGACGGCGATCTGGAGCGGGTCGCTGGTGTTCATTGCTCCTGTAAGTGACGCTGTGTACTTCAGACGGGCAAAAGCCAAAGACCCTCCACTCTTAGAGTCGAATACAAAGGCTTTTGTCCCTTCATACAGTTCGCCCTTCGCCGGCTCGGTAGTGCCGAAATAGAATTCCAGCGTGGCATCATCGAAGTCGGCAACGGTCCAAGTGATCTCCTTGGTGCCCGACGTCGGGTCGCGCATGGAGAAAAACGGATCGGCCTCTCCTTCTCGATAGAATTTGTTGCTCGTCGGGTTGGAAAAGTTGAGAGTTACGCCACCGTTGTAGGGTTGGGTAATCTTTTTCAGAGCTTTGAGCAATGCTTCGGCGCCAGTGTCTTTTACGCCTTTGGGCAACGGATCGCCTGCATGACAGGAATTGAGACCTACAAGTTGCATAATGTCAGTATTTTTTAAGTTTTACTTTAATGTTTGAAAAAGTGTAGGAGACGCTCTCCTCACTGATGAGAGTTTCATCGCTCGCGTCGAAAAACCAACGCTCGTCGATGGGGTAGTGCCCCAGCGAATCGAAAGCGATGCGGGTAAGTTCATCCAGACGGTTGCGATCGGGATAGCGTTGTTCTTCTCGACCGATCGTCGGCGTTGTGTCCGGCACATAAATGTTTACATTTACCGTCGCCACCTGCGAATCTCCGATGATATTCGACAACGAACCTATGACGATGAATTCCCCCGAAGGATTATTCGGGTAGTGGTCCGCATACATTGTCGACACCGCCTTACCCAAAGACGAATCCCGAATGCGATCCCAGACAAGTCTGAATATTTCCGTAGAAGTCAGATTCATTTCTCCTTCGATTTTAAGAATCGCACGAATTCCGCTTTGAGTTTCTCTGCAGTAGATTCGATCCAGTTGCCCGAGCCTTCAAGCACATCGAAACCTTTCGCCTCGACATACTTCGCGTACTCCATACCGGCCACCCATACGAGATAGGTTTTGTTTGCGGGAAGATTGCGGGCCACTTCGAGAGCATAGGCACGGGCTTGCGTTTTTGCCTCTCCGTGTCCACTCCCGATGCTGAAATCCTCGGTTACGATACGACCATATTGCACCACGACATACCCGATAGAGTTGCGGAGATTGCCCGTGCGGTCGGTATAGCTGCCGTGTTCGCGAGCATACTTTACCACCCGCTCCCCGAGCACTGAAAGCCACTCGACCGCTTTCCGGTCATACTCCTCCTTAGCTCGTATGAATTCGAGTTCCACCTCGTGCCAGTTGGTGCATTTCAGAGCCATAGTCTTGTGTCTTCGTAACGCTGTCCGCTTTTGTAGAATCCCTGAACCGGATACGATGCCGTATCCCTATCTTTGGGTTTTGCTTCGGTGTGCGGCGAACGATCGAAGATGTTGCATCCTCGGCTGTCGAATATGCGCACCTTGGTCCCGATAGGAATGGGTTGCGTATCTGCCGGCATAGTAACCTCGAAAGTGTAGAGGAAGGCATCCCCGTTTTGTCCTTTGATCTGCTGCGCCTGCCCGTTCTGACGGGCATTGCATCGGCCGACGACACGCCATTCATGCACGCCTTCGGTCCACGAACCGTCGGGATTCTGCGTGGCGTCCTCCTCGTACCACATTTCGAGCGTATAGGGGAATCTTACCATTGGTCGGAAATATCTGTGATTCTTGATCGGGTATCGAACTCTTCGGCAATATCGGTTAGGCCGTTCTCCTTTGCGAGGTAGAATATGTGCTCTTTAAGCCCGTCGGTATTGTACGACAATGAATAGCCCCCGTTGCTCTCGTTCATGAGAACAATAAGATTTTGCATGATGGCGATTGCGGCCTTTGCCACGCTGATTTTGTCGGTTGCCGTATAGTCTGCTTGAGCATCTATCCCCTCGTCGATGCAAGCCTTTTCTTTGAGAAATTGATCTACATCATAGGGATACAGGCTTGCCGATATTGCCTCCAAATTCGTCATAGAATTACGATTCTACGGTCAGCGAATAGATTCCGTTGATCTCGGTGATAACCGGAAGCGACAGCGATTGCGCCTTTGTGAACTCCACGCCGTTGGAGTTGTCGGTTTCGCCCTTGCCCCACTGCGAGATGCGGATGCGCCCGTAGTTGGAGTAGGTTACGCCCGGCTCCTGCCGCAGTTCGTTGTCGGCGTAGGCATTTTTGATGACGCCCAGCTTGCCCGACGGCACGAAAACGAGGTTTTTGTCGTTCCACGGCGAATATTCCACGAGCTTGCCATTGTTCTGGATGCGGGTCATGCGACGGATAACCTCGAAGGTCGGGAATCCGTTATAACGCATGAACTCGTTCAGATTGGCCAACAGAAGCGGCGTGGACGACTTGTCGTTGCCGAATACCGCCAGCTTCATCTTCTTGTTGCGGAGGATGTACGACAGGCGTTTCTGCGAGAGCAGAATACGGTCGAACGTAACTTTGTCCTGCGCTGCGTCGAGGATAGCTTGAATGTCTTCCAGTGTATCGACCGTTTCGACATCCCCATCCGTCCATAACGTTTTTGCGGTGGCAATGTTCTCGGACGGCATTTTGTAGTCGATCGTACCTCGAACGCCGCCCTCGGGGTTGTTGGTCGCGTCGAACGTGAATACACCCTTGTTCGACAACGCTCCGAGGAAGATGATGTCCAGTTTCGACTGTACGGAGTTCACGACCTTCGTAACGTTGTTCCACATCAGATTGATGAGTTGCTGCGTCTTGTCCGAATCGGACAGCATCCGCGAATCGAGAATCTGCAACACCTTGCGATACTCCTCGCTGGGCATCGAATAAGACATCTGGTGGGTTAGCACCTTCTGCTTGATCGTTTCCAGCCCCTCAGTTCCCATGATAGGCTCCTTACCTTTGGAGTCGAGCGTTGCAGCGGCGACGCTCAAATTGTACGAGCCGATCAACTCTTCGAAATTCAACCCGACAGTAGGGGTGTCCCAGTCGAGGAAGCGCTCGTAAATGTTCTGGTCGAACAGCCGCTTACGCAGTTCCGAGGCGGCATCGATGCGAATCTGTACCTGTTTGGTCAGTTCGCCGAAAATGGATGAATAAAACACGTCGTTCATTGTTCACCTCCTCTTTTACTGTCGTACATACTTGATTTCGGGGTTGTTCTTCAGACTGTAGCCCTGAAGCCACGCGGCGGGGACGGGATAGGCTACATCCTTGAGGATGATACCCGCATACCCGGCCGATACGGTCTGGAATCCGTTATCGGCGGAATAGACCATATCGGTTTCGACAACTGCATCGGGCAGGTTGTCGTCCGAAAGGACATCCACACCTTCGGTCGCTCCCGTTACCGCCGCTGCGAAGGTGATCACGTCGTAATCCGCATTCTTCGTGTCGATGCTTTTCACGGTCGAGTTTGCCTCGCCAACCTTGACCGTATCTCCGACTTGGAGCATGGAGCCCTTTTGGACATGCGGAGCAGCGGTTGTGCCGCCCGACAGAACACGTGCGCTCTTACATACGGAGCATTCCATGTTGTCGAAGTCGAGCTTGATCGGCGTACCTTTGGGAATCTTAGTCCCCTCGGGATAGGTTCCCTTCAGTTTGAAGTCCCCCGGCAATACGGCAAATTCACCGCGCCAGAATACGGGGAAACCGCCTTTTACTTTTGTTTTTTCAAATACGATTGCCATGATTTTACGTTTTGATTACTCTTTGTCCGGAAGTGTTTCGGCCCACGCCTTTGCGAGTTCTTTGCCCTGCGCTTCGGGTGTGGACATGGGGAATCCCGAACCTTTCCCCTCCAGCCCTGCGGTAACCAGATTCTTCTGTACGTTTGCGAGGTAGTCGCCGATCGCTTTTTCGTTTGCATCCTCGGCGATGACGAATCCCTCTTTCATGCGCCACTCCGGAATACCGAGTTCTTTGGCTTTTGCGGTGATTAGGTTCATGCGTTCGGTCTTGGCCTTTTCCGCTTTCAGAGTATCGCTCTCTGTCTTGATGGCATTGTAACGCTCCTCCTGTTGCTTTTTGTAGGCTTTGAACCACGCAGGCTCCTCATCGTCGGGTTCGGTCTTTTTACCCTGCCCGCCCCCTGCGGCAGCTGATGCCTCGGCCTTCGCTTTAAGCTCGTCGTACTGTCCTTTCAGCGCGTTGTAATCGGTACGTGCGCGGTCGGCATCGGACTGAAAAACTTTCAGGAAAGGTTCGACCCCGCCGACTGCGGTTTCGATCTGCGATTCATCGGTAACGGATTTCTCCAGAATGGAGGCTACTCCATCCAGAGCCTTTGCGCCGAACCCCAAATTGGAATACTTGGTTTTCAGAGCTGCGAGAATTTTCTCTTTCATGTTTTTTCGTTCTATATGTTTTGGGATAAATCATTCTATCCGTATCAAAAAAGGTCTGTCAGCCAATGCCAACAGACCCACCTAAACTAACCATGACCATAGTCATGCGTCATTTCGTTCTATGTTCGGTGGGCTGCCACTTCACAGCCTCAGCGACAAAATTCGCCACGTTCGGCACATTATGCAAGAGTTATCGAAGAAAATTTTGCAAACAAAGCAGTGA